TAGTAGGGCGAGCCCTTGCCTTGCGCCATGTTGCGCTTTGATTCAAAGCCGGTCATTTGTTGACCTCGAGTCGTTGCTGCGCCCACACTGCGCCCTGCTCAAAGGTGTCCAGGGCTGTGCCTTTCCTGTCCGCAACCCACCCCCAATCTTCATCCGTCAGCCCTACCCACTGGCGCTGTGCTGCAAAGTGATCAGCTAGTTCACGCGCCCGGTGCTTATCTATGCCTTCTCGGACTAGACTCACCACCACCATGTCACGCCACTCACTCATACGTTGCACTCCAATGCCCAGTACAGCAGCGCCAGCGCGTCTGCTTCGTTGTCGTCGGTGACAGGGTGGCCGCGCAGCCGTATGGCCGCGATCATGGCCACCTTGTCGGCGTTGCCCTTGCCAGTCGTATGGCGCTTGATGGTGCCCACCGGCACGCCCTGGTAAGGGATCTTGTGGTGCTCGCACCAAGCAGTCAGCGTGGCCATCAGGCCGCCGTAGACATGGGCCGAGTCGGTGCTGGCGTGCCTGCGCACTTCCTCAAAGTAGACCGCCTGCAGCTCGTCGCCCAGGGTGCCCTTGAGCTCGGAGAGCCACTGCTTAAAGCGCAGATAGCGCATACCACCGCCCTCGTAGCGGCCCGGCTTGAAGCTGGCCCAGCCATGCACGATGGTGTTGTCCAACGGCCTGCAGGCCCAGCCGGTGGTGGTGCCCAGGTCAAGGGCCAGGATGGTGCCGCTCACAGGGCACCCGCCTGACGCAACGCCTGTACAAACTCTTCGATCTCAGGGCAGGGCAGGTCGCTGGCGTGCCGCTTGTCGCCGGTCATGGCCAAAGCCTCGGCGACTACGTCACCAGGGTACTGGGTGCCGTCCTTGACCCGGTCAAGCAGCCTCATGGCCTCGGTGTAGATCATGGCTGGCGCACCCCGCTCAGGAAGCGCTGCAGCCGGGGCTGGAGCTCGCCGTACTTGGGGATGAGCTGGTCTCGCACAGCTTGGTCAATCAGGCTCGACAGGCTGCGCCGCTGGTCAGCCGCCGCCGTGTCTAGCAACGCCCTGGTGGAAGGGTGCAGCCGCATGAGAAAAGGCTTGGTCTTTGTGTTTTCCATGGTGTATGTCACTGAGATATATTCACCGATTGTGACCTTTGGGCCTTGTACACGCAAGCAAAAGGCAATACCCGACCAAATCGTAGGGATTAGGTTTTGTACGCCGCGATATACATCTGCTACATTTGGGTTGTCTACACAACAGCGCAGATAAAGCGCAGAAAGTTCAAGATGGCACCCCACACCGGCAAATTCGTAGCCTACTTTCGGGTCTCCACCGACCGCCAGGGCAAGTCAGGTCTCGGCCTGGACGCCCAGCGCGAGCGGGTCATGGGCTACCTCAACGGTGGCAAGTGGTCGCTGATCGGCGAGTACACCGAAGTGGAGTCGGGCCGCATGAATGAGCGGCCAGCTCTGGCCAACGCCATCAAGCTGTGCAAGCGCGAGAAGGCCACCCTGGTGGTCGCCACCCTTGACCGCCTGACCCGCGATCTGGCTTTTGGTGCGCAGCTGCTCAACGACACCAAGGTCAAGTTCGTCTGCGCCGACTTTCCCGAGGCCAGCCGTGAGCTGCTGCAGATGCGCATGGTCTTCGCTGAGTGGGAAGCACGCAAAATCGGCGAGCGCACCAAGGCAGCACTGGGTGAGCTCAAGAAGAAAGGCGTCAAGCTCGGCAGCCCAACGCCCATGATCGGGTCAGCCGCTGGCACCAAAAGCATTGTGGCCAACGCTTACGCCTGGGCAGAGAAGGTGCGCCCCCAGGTGCAGGAAGCCATCAAGCTGTCTGGTGCAGTCACCCTGCGCGAGATCGCCACAGCGCTGGCAGCCCGGCAGATTGAGACCCGCCGTGGCAATACCGAGTGGAGCCCCAGTCAGGTCAAAAATTTGATGGCGCGGATCGGCTGATGGACGCGCAGGATCTCAACTGGGCCCAGTACTTCCCCAAAGAAGAGTGGAAGCTCGGCGACTATCTGAGGAAGTCAGGCCGGCCAGTGAACTGCCGGCTGGACTTCCGTCTGACACGGCTGGAAGAGCTCAAGAAGGCAGCTTTCATTGTGTCTGAGCTCAACAAAGTGCTCCAAAAATACGCCTACGGTGACGGCGATGCCGTGACCAGGATCATGGTGGCCCGGCAGTTATTTGCGCGAGCCGGCTTTGATTTGAAGTATAAATCGGCAGAATCTGCGAAAAAATACACTGCAAAACAGGCTCTTGAGGCCAGGAATAAGGCGGCACCGCCTGTAGTGGCTGGCGCTGTTGAAGCGTTTGGAGATGGGGAAAAATAGTTTTCAACAAATGAAAGGAACATAAAACTGAGCAAAATCAACACTTAAACCTTCATTCTTAATGTGTATTAAAAATAGGATCTTATGATGACTAAATACGATGTGCAAAGTGTTAAACCTCCCTCAAAACACTACCGGCAGTGTTCTGGGGAGACCCTGGTTGAGAAAATTGCGGTATCCGCGCTGTTCATTTTCTGCTGCGCGTTGCTCATATGGCTGCCCATATGATGAGCGCCACCTTTCCCAGCAAACACCTGCTGGAAGGGTGCATTTACACCCCCGCTGCCGCCACTAACGTCGAGCTGACATGGCGCAGGTTTGGCTGGCTCCCAGTGCAGGAGCGCAAGGCCAAGCCTAAACACAAGGTGCAGTTGGTGCAACGCATCAAGGTTTGGGAGAGCACCAATGCCGGCGCCTAACTCAGGCCGCGACATGCGCGACCGGCAAATGGACATCTTTGAGCAGAAAGACCACCACTTTTTGGAGCGCTGCCGGGCCTTGGCTGTGATGACTTGCAAGCAGCAGGGCGATGTGTCAATCAACGACATTCGCCGATTCATCGAAGTGCCCCCAGGCGTCCACCCCTCTGTGCTCGGGGCGGTCTTCCGCACCAAGCAGTTTCGCAGCGTTGGCTACACCGAGGCCACCCATCCCCAGGCGCACGCCCGTGTCATTCGCGTCTACGCATTAGCTAAAAATTAGGAGAGAAAAAATGGCAGGAAAATTGACAGACGACAGGGAGATGAGCGCTAGCCGTCTACCCGGCCTCATGGGCTTCAGCAAGTACAGCAGCCCCAACCAGGAGCTGCAGAGCAGTCTCAACGCCATCGATGGCAAAGAGCGGCCCGACATCGGCAACGAAGCCATGGGCTGGGGCAACCGCCTGGAGCCGGTCATCCTGACCGAGGCAGCCAAGCGGCTGGGCATCACCGACTTCAACGTCGAGATCAACAAGGCCTACACCCACCGCAGCTTTGCCCTGTCCTGCAGCCTGGACGGCATTGGCCATGGGCTTGGCCAGGAGATCACCACCGACTACGAACAGGGCATCTATGTGGTTGGCCAGGACTCCATCGTGCTGGACGGCCCCGGCGTGCTTGAGGCCAAGCTGACCAAGCACATGCCCGAGGACACCCCGCACCTTGCCCGTGGCCCCATCCAGCTCCAGGGCCAGATGCTGGTCACCGGCCACAAGTGGGGCGCGGTTTGCGTGCTCTACCAAGGCATTGAGCTGCGGGTGTTCCTCTTTGCCACGCACCACGACACCCAGAAAGAGATCATCAAGGCGGTGCTGCGCTTTGAGAACAAGCTGCAGACCTACCGAGACAACGGATCCATTGACTGGTACCCACCTGAGAGCAGCAAGGAGTTGGATCGCATCTACCCCATGGCTGCAGGCCGGGAAGAGATCGAGCTGTCGCCTGCCATGGGGGATCAGGCAAAGATCATCATCGAAAGCAAGGCTGCGATCCGCACAGCCGAGGCCAGCATTGAGGATGCCGAGAAGCTGATCAAGGCCCAGCTCGGGCAGGCCGAACAGGGCCGGGCCGGCAGGTACATCATCAACTGGCCCATGCGCAACTACAAAGCAGCGCCAGAGCGTCTGACGGCTGCCAAGAAAGCCTACAGCGTGCGCCAATCAACCCTCGCAATCAAGGAGCTCGCATGAACTTTGACAAAATCCACGTAGCCTATGAGAAGGCAGTCCTGGCCATGCTTGAGGCTTCGCCAGAGATGCCGCGAGACTTGGCCGAACGGGCTGTACAAGCGATTGCCGAGCTGGTGCTTGCCACCATCAATGCTGAATTGACAGAGGAGCTCGACGATGCAACTGACAACATCTAACCGAGGCTTTGCCCCGACTACCCTGACCGATGCCATTGCGTTCAGCGACATGCTGGCCAACAGCAGCATGGTGCCCAAGGCCTACCAGGGCAGACCCCAGGACATCCTGGTGTGCGTGCAGTGGGGCATGGAGATGGGGCTGGCACCCATGCAGGCGCTGCAGAACATCGCTGTGATCAACGGCAAGCCATCGGTCTACGGTGACGCCGCCATGGCCCTGGTGCAGGCCAGCTCGGTCTGCGAGGATGTCGAAGAGTCTTTTGAGGGCGAGGGCACCACCTTGGTGGCCGTCTGCGTGGCCAAGCGCAAGGGGCGCAAGCCGGTGACCGCCCGGTTCAGTGTTGAGGATGCCAAGCGTGCCGGCCTGTGGGGCAAGCAGGGGCCATGGTCAGCCTACCCCAAGCGCATGATGCAGATGCGAGCTCGCGGGTTTGCGCTGCGCGATGCCTTCCCCGATGTGCTCAAGGGTCTGATCACCGCCGAGGAAGCGCAGGACTACCCCGACGAAGCCAAGCCCAGGCCGCTGGCCAAGCCAGCCAACCCGCTGGACATGGTGGCCAAGCCTGCGCTGGTGGCCATCGCTGGGATCGTGACAGACCC